AAATTCCTCAAGAAAGTCTTTGAGTGTCCTGCAGATAAGATCATGCATAACGCCCAGTATGACCTCGGATGGATACGAGCAATGGGCTTTGAGGTAAAAGGCCGCATAATCGACACGATGCTCACCGCGTCTCTACTAGACGAAAACAGGTTCTCCTATAGCCTGAACGCTATCTGCTATGACTGTTTGGGCAAAACTAAATCAGAGAAGACCCTGACCGAAGCCGCACAAGAGTTTGGAGTCGATCCCAAGGGAGAGATGTGGAAACTACCGGCCATGTACGTCGGCCCCTACGCCGAAGTCGATGCCGAGATAACACTAGAGCTTTGGGCACACCAGAAGACCCTACTGAATCAAGAGGATCTGTGGGACATCTGGCGGATGGAAACAGCGTTACTGCCCGGGCTAGTAGAAATGACATGGCGCGGAATCCGTGTGGACTTGGACCACGCCGAACGGACCAAGCAGGAACTGATAAAGCGCGAAAAAGAAGTAAAGCGCGAGATCAAGAAGATCGCCGGATTCGACGTGGAGATCTGGGCGGCGGCCAGTATAGCCAAAGCATTTGATTCTGCAGGATTAGAGTTTGAGCGCACCGAAAAAGGCGCACCTAGCTTTACAAAACTGTTTCTGGCCAACCATCCACACAAGCTCCCACAGCTGATCGTCGAAGCTCGCAACCTAAATAAGATGCAAGCCACGTTTATCGATTCGATATTGAAGTTTGTCTCTAAAGATGGCCGTGTCCATAGCCACATCAATCAAGTGCGCTCTGACGACGGCGGCACCGTCTCAGGCAGATTCTCGATGAACAACCCCAACCTTCAGCAGATCCCGGCCCGCGACCCGGTGCTAGGCCCCATGATTCGCCGATTATTCCTGCCAGAGGAAGATACGCAGTGGGCGGCAATAGACTTCTCGCAACAGGAACCACGGATCTTGACCCACTATGCTCATGCGTTTAGCCAATATCGCAAGATTGACACGCCAAGCGTTACGAACTTCGTCAACGCCTACAACGACGATCCGAAGATGGATTTCCACAGCATGGTGGCTGAGATGGCGGGTATCCCCCGTAAACAGGCGAAAGTGATTAATCTCGCCATGATGTACGGTATGGGCGTAAACAAGCTCTCCGGGCAACTGGACATCTCTCTCGACGAAGCCAAGGAACTAACACGCCAGTACCACGAGCGAGTACCGTTTGTGAAGCAATTGATGCAGGGAGTGCAGAATCATCTAGATAACCCCCGCTCAAAAGGCTCTATAAGGTCCCTAAAAGGCCGTAAATGCCGTTTTGATATGTGGGAACCCGATTCCTTTGGTATGAACAAAGCAATGCCTCTAGACGACGCTCTGAGCTTCTACGGGCCTACGACGAAATTAAGACGCGCCTACACATACCGAGCTCTGAATCGGCTGATCCAAGCCAGTGCCGCAGACATGACAAAGCAGGCTATGGTAGACCTTCTGGAAATGGGCGAAATCCCCATGCTCCAGATCCACGATGAACTGGCGTTTTCTGTGAAAGACGAAGACCACGCCCGACGGCTCGCGGAAGTCATGGTTAACGCCGTGCCTCTAATCGTGCCAAATCGGTGCGATATCGAAATTGGACCTACTTGGGGAGATTGCGCTGAAATTGACCAAGATATATAATCTTATGCGATACATTTTGAGGTGACATGGATGGACACAAATAAATGGAAAAGCGTCCTGCTCCCGCGGGACGTGTACGAGAACATAGTCGTGATTAGCCACGTTGAGGGGCGCACGATCAGCGGCCAACTGCGCGTCATTTTTGAGTCATGGAAGAACTCTAATTTGTCGTCAAAAGACCAGAGATACCTGCAGGAAGAGCTTGAGAAGTACCGTCAGCAAATCAGTAACGGTGAAGAAGATTCCGACGAAGAACCAATTTATTCCGTATGACTAAGATTACTCTTGAATTGTCAGGTATTGAGGCGGAGAAGGTTCTGCAGGATATTCAAGAACTAAACCAATTGCTTCAGGATCTTTCCGGTAAAATCGATGATCTCCGATCTCAGCTGTTAGCTCCAGTTGATCCGCCCAAGAAGGCGAAACGTAAAAAGCGTGGTAGTGAGTAGCCCCGCCCGTCACATCGGGTGTATATTTAGCTACTACAGCGTTTATCACAGCTAACCCCCACGCTTGGCGATTTTTAGGATCGTCACTTAGTCCATCGCAATACCATGAATATTGGCATCGGTGGCGAACTGGAAATTCCGGTGCCCAACTATAGGTTGGGCCTTCTTTTACCACGGCACACGGTTCATCGGGATAATCTTCCGATTCCACGCGATTTAAAACCACTTGAGCCACGGCAATCTGCCCGATAGGCTCCTGATCGCGGGCCTCAAAGTAAATATTTAAAGCAAGACAAAGTAGCGTTTCAATCATTGCGGATAATCCATGAAGGTTCCGTCGTAGAAGGAACCGTCGTAATTTAAATCCAGCACACAATCGGGGCATACGGCACAGACTAACGTCCCATGTTCCCCGGCCAGAGCGTTTTCTACAATTGGGTGTAGCTCAAAAAAGAAACTGCACTTAGTGCATTCAAACATCTTTGCGCCGTCCCCTGTACAGCCAGTCGCGAATGGTGTCAATTGGGATGTCATATTTTTTCGCCAACCACTTTAAGGATCGTTTCTGTATTGTACGCTGATACCGTATTTCTTCGACTAATTCGTGGGGGTATTTGGGGGGCCGTCCTGCCATGTTTATTCCTAATTGATGAAAAGAGGGGAAAATTACCACAAAGATTATTTAATTTCTATGTGAATTTGTTGTTGACAACACCTTTTTTTGGGTTCAGTATCACAATTACTGACTATCTCCAAAGCGCAGTCAGTATTTTCCTTTTGTAGTTGGTTTGATTGCCCCCGTCACAGGGGGCTTTTTTTCCAACCAAATACACACATTTTATGAGAGGAGAGACTCATGCATAAAGATAAAGAAAAAATACTCAAACAACGTATCTGTGAGATCCTCACAGGTCTGTCTAAGCCCGAAACAAAGATATCCGACATCATCACCGACCTGATGATATTGGTCTACGAGTGCGAAAGAGAAGCTCTCAAAGAGTCTAGGGACATAATGCTAAAAACAATTGAGGATATGAAGGCATGATCCTTTTTAGTTACCTGCTAATCAGCACTATGCTTTTTCTATTGGGTTTTTTGTCTAACATCTTGTCCCCAGAAATTCCGGACAAAGAAACCGGTATAGCCGTGGCGGTTCAAATCGTCATGGTTATCCTCGGGACATATCTATTGGTAGGGTATTTCTAATGCATAAAATTGAAAGCGGAATACCTATCTCCGAAAAAATAGAAGAACCTCGAAAGAACTGGGGATACTGGACAGAGCTTGCCCAGAAGATGAAACCGGGGGACTCAGTAAAAGTCTCCCGCAAAGAGCAAGCAGAAACCTTGGCCCGCGCCCTGCGGGACAGGGGCTGTTCCTGCCTTTATCGCAGTTTGCCAGACGGGGATTACCGCGTGTGGAGGAAACCATGAAGCAATGGCTTGTCCTGCAGGACCCCGATAAGAAACGCTTTGCTACCAAATCAGAAGCCGCGGCCCGCGCCTCAGAGCTTCATCCAGAGGATGATAGCTATCAGCGCAATGCCCGAATTTTTTATATCATGGTCCGGGACTACGACCCGTTGGCCGACGAAGAAAAGATCCAAGCGTGGATCAGAGGAGAGATCGAACTATGAAAAATGTAATTCACAATGAAGAAGTATTTGACTCGATTATGAACGCAATGCGCCAAATAGACGGCGATCTGCCGTTGATCGAAGTCCTTGAGGGTTTAGCGACCGTCGTGGCTATTTCAGCCAAAGACGCTGAAATTTCCCCCGCAAGCCTAGTGTCTTGCTTTGCCCTGACCGTGGACCGGGTATACGCGGAAGAACCAGAGGAATTCAATCTGGAGGATTACCGGCACCTACATTGTGTCAAGTGCGGTAAAAATGACCAGTGGATCGACGACGACATTGTAAACATCGAAAACGGTGAAGTTTGGTGCAACCACTGTGGGTGCAATACCGTTGTGGTAGAAAAAGAGAATCTTCAGTAAATAAGGAGAAAACCATGGGACGCGACCCAGTAGACATCGCAGAGCTAGAACGCGATTACAACGAAACCCACGGCCCCTCACACGAGCGGCTAAAAGAAAAATTGGAACATGAACAAAACGAAGTTGATAAAATGATCGAAGAAGTCGAGAGAGGAGAAATTAACTATGGCTAACAAAAAATATTATGCAAAAACCAATAGGCACAACACGTGGATCAAACTGGAAACAACAGACCTGAAAACAGCAAAAGACCTCGCGCAAGCATTCTTTAAGCCCGCACCTAAGATCTACCTGTCACAGATGCCCGACGACCTGATCGCGGACATCGGACCGGGGTTCAACGTCGTCGCCGAATATGCCAACGGCACGTGGACCGCGACGGCATAATCACCTATCATCCGACTCCCCCCGATGGCCTGACCAGATTCTCTCCTCTCCACACTCAATCTGGTTGGGCTGTCGGGGGACCATTCCTTGACATTTAGGCCACTAAGTAATATATTTTGCTTTCTTGTACCAAGGTATCTGCTTCTAGCAATGCCTACTAAAAACCTCGTTTCGACGGGGTTTTTTATTGCCTGTCAAAAAACCACTCCCCTGAAACCCGCGTAATACGTGGGGTTTGCTATTTACACATATTTTTAGTATACTTGTTTTGTTGGGTCAAAGAGCTCAACAGATCTTTAACAACAAAAAGGAAAATACAATGAGATACTTTGTAAGAAGTAGCAACTACCTTTGGGGTGACGACGAAATCCTGCAGTGCGCACTGATCAAGTGCCGCCTGTCAGAACAAAGCCGGGACAAAGCCTACTCCGATGCAATCGAATGGTTTATGGACAATCCCGAAACACCGTTGTCAAAACATCTGGACGAATGCCTCGAAATGCGGGCCGACGACCTCCAACCTCTCGAGGAAAGAGAAACCGCCGAAGCCGTCATTTACGAGTACAACGACCAGAAATGGAAGCTTCATGAGGTCTGCGACTTCACCGGCTCACCCACTTGGGAATGGATCGGCGAAGGAGAAATGCCAGATCGAAAAACCAACAACCCTTGGCGGAGAAAAACGCACGTCGAAATTTACGTTTGCGGAATGCCAAAAGAGGTTGTAGAGGAATGAAACTTGAACCCCGCTTCGGCGGGGTTTTTTCGTTATATATATAACTATTTTCAAGAAATAAAAAAAAATAAAAATGAAAAAAAGTGCCGTAACCGGTGTATCGGTGTAACCTGATGGCTCGGAGCCCACGGACCGCGGTGCTTTGAGGCGGTTACGGGAGTAGTGCGAAAAGGTATACAGGTATACACGGTTTATACAGTGAATCAAAACACGTTAAGGGGGGTCAGAAAGTTT